ACTCAAGGCCACTTAACATTAGCTAAGAAAAACTTTGCAAAGTATATTGCACATGGTATGGAACCCATAGAAGCATATCAAAAAGCATTTCCAACTACAAACAGTTTAGAGTACGCAGAAAGAAAATCAACACTACTACTTAAAAACAAAACAGTGAGGCAAGCAGTGGATAAAGAAATAGAAAACTTAATGTCAGAGGTAGGTATTACAAAAAGATACTTACTAGAAAGTACTAAAGACGTTGTAGACAAAGCAGATGCAAAAGACAATGATAAGCTTAGAGCCTTGGAGACACTGATGAAAATATCTGGTTTACTATCTACAGAAAAGAAAGTAGACTCAGTAGCACTGATACAAGAGTTCTCTGGATTTAGCAGAGACAAGCTCAAAGCATTTGAACAGGGTATATTACCAGAAACAAAAAAAGAAATTAGTGGATAATAAAAAATTTTTAGATTGGTGGAAGGTTGCAGTTGATATGCATAATTATGCACCCGATCCTAATGACCCTTTGCATTACTATGACTATAAATCTGCATTTGAATCTGGACATTCAGTTCCTGAGAGCGGAGAGCATTGGAGCTCTGAATTTAAAAGCGACTTACATCCCAATAGATTTGTAAAAGGAAAAGACCCTAGTGTAAACAGACCAGAATTAGAATGGTGGGATACTAAATATCAAAAAGCCGCTACAAGTGCTGATGTTATAAAAGCTGACTCTCTTAGGCAGGAGTTTGAAAAGGCTATCTATGGAAGAATAGTAACAGGGATAAGAAAATGACCTTTAATATCACCCCACCTCCATCAGAGATAGACAGGAGAGATGAGGTACTAGCAAAAGCATATAAAAACCTTATCTACTTTGGCAGAGCTTTTCTTCCTAATGACTTTCTAAAAAAATCAGAATCAGCACCCTTTCACTACGAAATGGGTCAGAAGATGATAGATACAAGACCCGGAGCTAGGATATGCAATATTATACCAAGAGGTCATGGTAAATCTGTAGTAGCCAAAGCCGCTATTATGCACAAGCTTTGCTTTGCGGCTGATGACCAGCAACATTTTATTGCATGGGTATCAGAAGAACAGTCACAGGCTATAGATCATTTAAAGTATATCCGCTCTCACTTTGAAAACAACAAGATGATACGATACTACTTTGGCAATATGGATGGTGGTAGTGTAGGTAAACGCTGGACAGAAAAAGATTTAGTTACACCTAAAGGTGACAGGGTAATATCCAAAGGTACATCACAAAGACTTAGAGGTAGAGCAGAAGTAGATGTACGATATACTGGTATTGTTCTTGACGACTTTGAATCAGAACTAAATACAAAAACGCCAGAAAGGCGTGCAGATATCAAGAAATGGATTGTATCCACAGTATACCCTGCCTTAGAAGAAACACCGGGCAAGGAGGGCTGGATATGGCTTTCTGGAACTATTGTACACTATGACTCTTACCTGCAAATGACGTATGATGGTTGGAAAAAGGCACAAGAGGACAAAAGGACATATCCTTGGGATGTAAACTTTTACAGGGCTATAGAAGATGGTAGACCTTTATGGGAATCTCAGTTTAGTAAAAAGAAGCTAGATGCAAAGAAAAGAGAGTTTATTGAAGCTGGTCTGGTAAATAAGTTTGCTCAAGAGTATATGAATGATGCTAGAGATGTTACTAGTGCATCATTTAAGATAGATAGAATACAATACTACAACGGAAGGGTTGAATGTAAAAATAAATTTAATTACCTTATAGACGGTGAAGATGCGATACCAATCCATATCTACATGGGTGTTGACCTTGCGGCAACAGCTTCAGAGACTTCTGACTATCAAGTCATACTGGTCATGGGCATTGATTCCAGCAATAATCGGTATGTATTGGAGTATTTTCGTGAACGTATACCAACATTCGATGTTCCAAAGGAGATTATTAGACTTGCAAACAAGTATACTCCAGTACGCAGAGTTACGATTGAGACAGTTGCGGCACAGGAGATGGTTCGGGATATGGTTACAAGGCTTTCCGCACAAGAGAAGAGACTTCTTCCGGGTATATTTAAGGGAGTTAAGCCTCCGGCTAGAATCAAAAAACAAGATAGGTTGGAAACTACCCTTGGCCCTATTGTCAATTCTAAGAAGTTGTATATACAAAGAGAGATGACAGAGTTAGTAGATGAGTTCTTTGAACATCCTAAGCCTAGAAATGATGATGTTATGGATGCTTTGTATTATGCAGACTACTTTGCTAAAGCACCAAAGAGTAGTAGGTCTAAACTAGAATCTATTGAAAACGTTGATAATCACCCTATACGCAAGATACAAAACAAAGCATACAACTGGATGACAGGTTCCAGACTTTAAATGTTGCACTATTACATTGTTTGTTGTTAACATAAGATAGCTAAATACACACATGCCAAGGTACTCAACAAGATCAAAGAAAAGATTAGCAACTTGTGACGAAAGGTTGCAAAAGGTGTTTAATGAAGTTATTAAGCACGTAGATTGCTCTATACTAGAGGGTCACAGAAGCAAGGAAAGGCAAAATAAATTATATGACGAAAAGCGTACTAAGGTTAAGTATCCTAATGGTAGGCATAATTCTAACCCCTCTAAAGCCGTTGATGTTACTCCGTATCCTGTAAATTGGGAGGACAGGGAACGACAAACCCTCTTTGCTGGGTTCGTTATTGGTATTGGTAGGAGCATGGGCTATAAGATAAGATGGGGTGGAAACTGGGACATGTATGAAGAGAAAGGTAGATGGGAAGTAAAAGACAATCGCTTTGACGACTTTCCACATTTTGAGATTAAAGAATAATGCCCGGCACTACAGATACAAGGAAAGCACAAATACCAACAGGTTCTTTTATAATGAATTATCAAAGCTCTAGGATGTATCCGCAACTAGAGCCGCTAGCAAGAAAATACAGTGCGGATAGAAAAGATATGGCAAATAGCCAAAACGTAATATTAACAAATGGTGAGATTTATTTTCCACCAGATGCAGTTGAAGCAATAGGAGTTGANAAATTGGAATTTATGAATAACAAATCAAAAGGTGGGGCTCACGATGCTATTGATAATGAAATGGCGATGAACCTATTAAAAAATATAAAACCTATGTATGGTGGCGGCATGGTTAATCCTTCTATGAAATCTATGGGTACTGGAGGTATGGTAGATGCATATCGTGGTGGTGGTATGGTGATGGATCAGTATGGTCACGGTGGTATGGTAAAAAACAAAATGATGAGTTATGGTCATGGTGGTATGGTCAAAGATAAGATGATGATGATGGAAAAAGGTGGACAGTTAAAACCAGTACCAGAAGACAATCCCGGTTTAGGTAAGTTACCAGAAAAGGTAAGAAACCGTATGGGTTATATGCAGATGGGTGGCATGGTAGATGATTCACTCATGGGTATGATGGGTGGTGGAATGGCTATGAAGAAAAACATGATGGGTATGCAAGAGGGTGGAGGCGTAATGCTACCACCTCAACCTATGGATCCGCTACAGATTGGCCCTAGGCAACAAGACCCCTCTATGTACGAGGGTAGTACGTTGGGAGCTGTAATGGATCAGGCTATGATGTTAGAAGACAGTATAGAGCAAGATACAGTAAACAGAGCAAGAAAAGCCATACAGCTAATGAGGTTGAAAGGGATGCTAAACGATGCAGAGTTACTAGACTCTCCTGATGGTATGATGCCTAAAAAAGAAATGTCTTTATCTGACATTCTTAAATCTGCACTAGAACAATCTATTACAGGTTCTATGATGGGAGGTATGCGTCGTTAAAATGGAGCAAGACCCAAGAGCATTATATAACGATGAATTGTACCGTCAGTGGCGTGACTCACGTTCTGACTGGGATACAGAAGCTCGTAAGGATATTGATTTTTATTTAGGTAATCATTTTAGCCAAGATGAATCTGACGAGCTATCACAGCGTAATCAGGCAGATATACCTATGGATCGTGTATCTGCGGCTATTGAAAAATTTAAAGCAGTCTTAACTGCAAGAGCACCAGCTTTTACATTGACTCCAAGAGAAGACTCAGACGTGCAGGTCGCTACTCTATGGAGAACAATCATGGGCTATGTGTGGCAAAACTCTGATGGTGACTGGCAAATGAAACAGGCCATACAGGATTATGCTACAACAGGAATGGGCTATCTATATGCTTATATTGATAGAGAATCAGATTTTGGTAGAGGTGACGTTAAGTTTACCTATGTCGATCCGTTTAGAGTATATGCTTCTCCTAGCTCTCGTGATCGTTGGTTTAGCGATTCTGATGGTATCATCCTTTCCACCATCTTAACAGGTGAACAAGCCGTCAACCTCTACCCAGAATTAGGAGACAGGGTTGATCCAGTAACAGGAGAAACCATACCCGGTCTAATTAACGATATATCTGGATTTACATACGATGAAGAAGATTATCCATCTTCTCAAAACAAAAACTCAATGGTAGTATTTACACCAGCAGATGTAAAAGATAAAGACTATTATCAAGTAAAGAAGTATCAGGTACTAGAAAGATTTTTCAAAGTAAAAGTTCCTTATTACAGGGTTATCGACATGAAGACTCAAGAAGAGGATATTCTTTCTCAGGAAGAGTATACTAAGTTCTTTGAGGAAAACTCAGATGCTTTTGACATTGGAGCGTTTACAACTATAGAAGTTTTACAAACTCGTGTAAAAGTGTGTGCATCGATGGGTGAGGTTGTGCTATATGAACAGATACTTAATACCGATGAATACCCAATAGTGCCCCTTCCAAATATCTGGACTGGCACTCCTTATCCAAAATCAGATGTGTCTAGAACTAGACCTATGCAAAGGCTTTTAAATAAATTGTGGTCTCTTGCTTTATCTCATGCACAGGCTTCAGCAGGATTAAAATTGTTAGTTCCTTTGGGTAGTGTGGATGATATAGATCAACTAGAAAAAGACTGGGCAAACCCAAATGCCGTAATAGAAGTTGACTCATCCCAAGGCGAACCACACTACCCATCCCCTCAACCTTTATCTGGTGAATTTTATAGGCTAATACAGCAGTCAGAGTTTTATATAGATTTTATATTTGGCCTTCCTGAGATGATGCATGGCTTTGCAGAAAAAGCTCCAGAGACTATGAGAGCAACAGAAAGAATGATTGCCTTGGGTAGTGAAAGACCAAAGTCTAAACTTAGAGACATAGAGTTTAGTATGAATAAGTTGGGCAAGGTATTGTATAATCTTTCTAAAGGTCACTATACATACAAAAAGATTTTTAGATTGGCACAGCCAAATAACAATATAACAGAAGTCATGGCTAACTTTTACACAGACGTATCTCAGGCTGTGTTAGACTTAAAAAAAGAAAGACATAAGTTAGATCAGCATGACGTAAGAATTGAGCCCGGATCAACATTACCATCTAGTAAATATGCAGAGCTTGCTGTTTACTTGGAAGCATTCCAGTTAGGAATTGTTGATCGTTACGAGGTGTTAAAGAAGAATCCTGAGTTGTTTGATAAGGAAGGTATTATGCGTAGAACAGAAGAGAAGCAGTTGTTACAGCAACAGGTTCAGGCAATGCAGGATCAAATAAAGAATTTGCAGGGTGACTTGCAAACTGCCCAAAGAGAGTCTGTCAGTGATAGAAAGAGAGTTGAAGTTGAGAAGTTTAAATCTAGACTATCTGAAATCAATTCTGAATCTAAAGCAGACAGAAGGGTACAACGTGGAAAACTAGAAAATGAGGTGAAGCTTGAGGTTGAGAAATTGGCTAGCAATCTGAAAGATGTTCAGAGAAAAGTCAGTTCCGCTCCAGAAGCCTAAAGACATCTAAGGAGAAACTATGTCAACACTAGAACAACAGGAAGTGAATGTCCCTAGCGAACAGCCCGGTGCTAATAGTGCTTTTGAAGAGGATATTATCAGTCAGCAGGCAGGCCCAGAGCTTGTAGCTGAAAATCAAGAACCTACACAAGAACAGTCTACTTCTATAGATTACGAAGCAGAAGCTAAAAAGTTTCAATCTATGTATGATCGTGCTCAGGCCGAAAATGCTAAATTGCAACAAGGTGCTCAAATCCTTCAGTTACTGGAGCAGAGACCAGACTTGGTAAAAACTCTTGAAGATGGTATTGCCGGAAAACAAACACAACAGCAACCAGAGCAAGTAGTCGGTAAGGACGATTTCAATCCTTGGGATGCTTTTACAGATGAAAACTCTGAATCTGGACGATATGTAAATAACAAAATAGAGAATATGGTTCAGCAGAGATTGCAGTCTGCATTATCCCAACAACAGCAACAGATACAGTCTGAAATGCAAATGCAAAACACTGTGAATGAATTAAGGGGAACATACAAGATGTCAGATAATGACATAAATGATTTCTTGCAATTCACAACACAGCCAAAAGAGAGAGTAGGTTTGAACAATCTAGTTAAACTTTGGCAGATGCAAAGCGGTCAGTCTGTTGCAAACAATGATACAATGGAAGCGGTAACTGCGGCAAAGCAGGCTCCTCGCACAGCGGGAGTGCTTCAAGGACAGCCACAAACATCTCAACGCAATGATGCTGACAAGATGTTTGATTCGATCATATCGACTGGAGGTTCTGGAAGATTACCGTGATTAATAATAACCACATAACACAAAGGTAATAAAATGGCAATATCATTTAATTCTGGAGTATTAAAATCCAGTGATATAACAGCTACTACCTCTGATGCTGGTGTAGGTGCAAGACCGGATAGAAGACGGATATTTAACTTCGGTGACAGGGTTGCCGAGTTAGTTCCAGAAGAATCACCATTCTTCGTATATCTTAATCAGGTTTCTAAGTCACCTACCGATGACCCCGTGTTCCGTTATTTGGAAAACCGCAATCGCATTAGCTATACAGATAGATCATTTCTTCTTGCGGCTGATGTAAATAGTGGCTCTGCTGTATCCGCAGGATCGTCTTATTCGTTCACTGTTGATACTTCTGGTGGAGCACCTGTAGAATTCCTAATAAAAGGAATGGTATTCGTGGTCAATACTGTTGGTAACGCTACTCCAGATAGTGACGATACTAATGGATATGCTCAGGCTGTAGTTAGAGTAGAAACTGGATTAACTCATGGAAGTTCTTCTTCTACATTTACAGGAAAAATCATTGACGTCTCAAACAGTGGCGTTACTGGATACAATGTACTAGAAAATAACGACCCTGCACAGATAATCGGTTCTTCATTTGAAGAAGGTTCTGGTTCACCCGATGTATTCTCTTCTGAGTTAGAAGATGACTTTGGGTACACCCAGATTTTTAAAACAGCGGCAGAGATGACAAACACTGCTTATGCAACTCGCTATCGTGGGTATGCTGAAGAGTGGAATCGTATCTGGGCTACTAAACTACGTGAGCACAAGATTGACATTGAAAGAGCTATGCTTTTCGGTCAAAGAGCTCGTGTAGGTGGTGTTCAGTACACAGAAGGTTTGGTAGGACACATTGTTAAGAATGTAAATCCTAGTGCGGCAAATGCGGCATTTTCTTATTCTTCTGGTAGTGCTTACTATCGTACAATAGCACAATCTGAGATGACATATGACAGGTTACTTAGTGATCTTGAAGTTATCTTTGATCCAGCTAGAGGTGGAATGTCAGAGAAACTGGTTCTATGTAGTTTACCAGTAATTACATTCTTCAACAAGTTAGGAGATGGTGCTTTCTTGGATGCATCTGTTGGTCATTCAAGTGGCCCTTACAGAATTAATTTTGATTCTAGAGAGGGTTCATTTGGTCATTCAATTATGGTGATAGATACAATACACGGAACATTGAATCTTGTAAAAGAGCCATTGTTTAGAGGTATTGCATCTGGATTTATGTTGATGGCTGACATGACTCAGTTGGCATATCGTCCGTTGATTGGTAACGGTATTAATCGTGATACGCAGGTTATGACCAACGTACAAGGTGCTGATGAGGATTTAAGAAAAGATATGATCTTGACCGAAGCTGGTCTTGAAGTAACTCTTCCTGAATCACATGCATTATTTAATCTAGAAGGAGTCTAAGATGAAAACTGATTCTCTTAATAGTTCAAGTGGTGCTTTTTTAGAGCGTTCTAATGTAAAGCCTAACCATTCTCAACCAATTATCGCATCAACGACTACATTCGATGCTTCTGATGTCGGTTCTGACCACATCCTTAGCGTTGATTGTGTAATTACATTGCCAGCTACTGCTGTTGGCTCTGTTTACACTTGCATTGCAGGTGCTGATGATGTTGAGATTACTTTAAGTCCAAACGCCAGTGATAAAATTCTTGGTGGTTGTGGGCTTGCGGCTCAAGATGATAACAAAGACCTTATTTACTCAAATGGTAAAAAAGGCGATTGTGTTCAGGTAACGGCTGATGGTACTCATGGTTGGTATGTTACATACCTGTCAAGCAAGGGAAATGTCTCTATAGAATCATAATCCAAATCAATAAGGATAACAGTTTTAGGTACTGTAGGGGTTGTCAATAAAAGACAGCCCCTGAAACCTAGAAAGGAGAAAATATGAAAAAATGCATGCATTGTAACGAAGATAATAAAGAAGGTTGGTTTTACTGTAAGTCTTGCGGTAAGAAAGCTTCTGAAAGTAAATTTACTACAAATCTATGGATGACATCTGATCTAGGAAAGAGAACGGATGTAGAGTTATCAACTCAATCTATGGGTGATAACATACAGAAAATGAGAAAAAATTTAGGTTATGCCAGCTAAGAAAAAGCGTAAGTCCCCTGCTTGGCAAAGAAAAGCAGGTAAAAATCCTAAAGGTGGGTTAAACGCTAAAGGTAGAGCCAGTTACAATAGACAGACAGGGGGAAAATTAAAAGCCCCTGTTAAGTCTGGAGATAATCCTAGAAGGGCTAGTTTTCTTGCTAGGATGGGTAATATGCCCGGCCCTGAAAAGAAAGATGGTAAGCCTACACGTTTATTGCTATCCTTAAGAGCATGGGGTGCTAGTTCAAAAGCAGATGCAAAAAAGAAGGCAAAAGCTATCAGTGCTAGAAACAAAGCAAAAAAGAAGAGGAAGAAATGAACAAGAAAGTAAAAGCTCCACAAGGTTATCATTGGATGAAAGCTGGTGCTGGTTATAAATTAATGAAGAATCCTAGAGGCGGTTACAAAGCTCACAAAGGCTCTAGCTTAATGGCAAGTTTTAAAGTGCAAATGGTGCACAGTAACGCAAAGAAAAAAGGAAAGTAACATGAAACATAGTAAAGCAGGATACGGTGGTAAAAAGTCTATGAAGAAAAAGAAAAAGAAGATGGTAAAGAAAAAGAAGAAATAATGGCTAAGACAGTTAGTTGGATGTGGGGTGGTAAGAAACATTATGGAACCTTGATAAGAGAGACAAAAACCCATAAGTTTGCTAGAACAAAAAACGGTAAAGTTAAGAAGATTAAGAAGTAGTGGCTAGAAAGAAAAAAGACCCGAAGGTTGGCACGGGTAAAAAGCCAAAGGGAAGTGGACGTAGGTTATACACAGATGAAAACCCAAAAGATACAGTAAGAATTAAATATGCAACCCCTGCTGATGCCAGAGCAACGGTTGCAAAGGTAAAAAGAATTAGAAAGCCTTTTGCTCGTAAGATACAGATACTAACGGTTGGAGAGCAAAGGTCAAAGGTAGCGGGAAAGAGAACACAGGTACAGATTTTTAAAAAGGGTAAAGAGGCGATTAGAAGGGCAAATAAAAAGAAAAAGTAGTATGGCTAGGAAGTTTAAAAAAGTACCAAAGACAAAACGAGGCGTACCTAAAAAATATGTTAAAGGCTCTAAGAATAAAAAGAAAACACAGGATGAGATATTAAGAACACGTAAGATGTACAGAGAAGGTGCATTGACACCTGCAATGATGGATATGATATCGAAACAAAGGAGTAAGAGTGGCAAGAAAACCAGCAAAAAGAAAACCAGCAAAAAAAAAGGCAGGAGGAAGTAAAGCCGCAGTTCTTGCTAAGTATTCCAAAAGCTCTGGAATATCAAAAGGAACTCTGTCTAAGGTTTACTCAAGGGGATTGGGTGCGTTCTACTCCAGTGGTTCTAGGCCCGGAGTCAGTGCTCATCAATGGGCCGCTGGCAGGGTAAGAAGTTTTGCTACAGGTAAAGGTGGGGCTAGAAAAGCAGATGCAGATTTAATACGTGGTGGTAAAAAGAAAACAGCTAAAAAGAAAACAACAGCTAGAAAAAAGAAGAAGTAATACATGGCAACATTTGAAGCACAGGTAGAAGGATTAACAAGTTTAGACATAGATGGTAGCAGTGCACCAACACAGTCAGAACTTTCTCAGTTCTTAACAGATGGTGCTAAAGAAATATTAAATACACTACCAAGATCAAAACAATCTTTGTTTACAACTGCAAACGATTTGAATGGTAGCAGTCAAAGTCTTACTCTTTTGGGTTCTGAGATATTTAGTGTAACCAGAGATGATGGTACAATCAATCAACCTTGCAGAAGAGTACCTGCTGAGTTAAATGGACGTATTAGAGATGCTGATGATATGATGGCGGCTACTGTTACAGACCCTGCTTACTACGTTACAAATAATATTTTAGTTGTTGTTCCTTCACCTACTAACGCTCAGAACGCTCATGTGCATACATTGAATTATCCTACCGTTGCTTTTGGTGATAGTGCGATTGCTAAGTTTCCAGATGATGCTGAATATCTTGTTCCTATTTATGGTGCGATAAAATCTTTACAAAACCTATTGGCAAGTAAGTCTGTTAATTCAGATGTTTTAACAGCCCTAACTGCTATAAACACAGAGTTAGATGAAACTCAAGCTATATGCGATTTAATTAATACTCAGGTAGACGATGCCGTTACACAGCTTGGAGAATCTGCAACTCAAGTAGATGCTGATGTAGATACTGCATTAACAGCTATTAACACTGCGGCTGATAAGATAAATGCGGCTGTGGCTTTGGCTAACTCAGAATTTGATTTAGCAGTAATTTCAGCTAACTCCTCTAATGAAGATACGGAATTAGCGGCCAGTCACGTTCAGGTAGGAAATGGTTTCTTGTCTGAGGCTAATGCATCCGCAAATGAAGCACAGGCTTTTGCTGGAGAAGTAAACGCTAGAATTTCTCAAGTAAGTGGCTATGGTCAAGTAGTAAGCGGGTTGTTAAATGCCGCTCAAGGTTACTCTAATGAGATACAAGCAAAAATTAATATTGCTCAGGCCTACGGAAATGAAGTACAGGCAAGATTAGCGGCTGATGCAAGTGAGTATGGTAAGTATGAGAAACAACAAGCTAAATTACAGGCAGATTATGATAAAGGAATACAGGCGTTAAAATAATGGCAATACATTCTTTAACAGTAAAACAAATTATCAGTAGGGTTAGACAGGTTTTTCCTGATGCACCAGAAACATATATTATATCTTTAATTAACGATGCGTTAAATGAACTTGGTCAATACTCTCAAAAGTCAATGTCTGCAAAAGTTAACATCGAAGCTAATCAAACATTTTATGATTTGTCAGATAGTGCTGTAGATTCTTCTAATAAAGCAATGGGGATAAACAAGGTATATAGAGTAGATATAATGGATAATGAAGGTGACTACATAAGGATTCCAAGGGTGTTGGATGGTGAGCCACTTATGTTTGATATTACTTCAGAGTCTGCAATAGAGGAGCCTTCATAATGGCTAGTAATATAAAACATCCAGAAGATAAGGTATTGTACTTTATCAGAGGAGATCATTTAGGATTAATTACAACATTTTCTTCAACAGGTGAATCAAGAACAGATAGAAAAGCTTTTCAAGCGTTTGACCACTCGGTTACAAACGGACTACTCATACATTATTATGGAAACCCTAATAAGGTTACAGCAATCACGGATACTCCAGATGTTGATAACTTATACCATTCTGCGATTGTGGATTATGTAAAGAAGTGTTTGTACATGGATCGTGCAGGAAAAACATCCGATGGTAACAGGGCACAGATGGCAATGAACCTGATGATGAGACATGAAAGAAAATTTGATATGGCCATTAAGAAATATGGCACAAAGAAAAGAAGTAAGACTGGAGGAACCAGAGCAGTCGTTCCAGCTAGTTTTACATAAGATTATTGATTGATTATTTGTCTTGATCTAGGTTAAGTTTCACGACATATAATTTAACTATATGAATGCTTTAAAGCGGTGGTGGTGGAAATATAGGATAGATTATGTCAGACATAAATAAATTTACTACAAAAGAAGTGCTAAACAAGGTACTTCTAGATTCTTCAGGCAATTCCGTAGCCGCAAATTCTCACACATCTCAAGAAGCACTAAACGCTGTACTTGATACTTCTAACAACAGGCTTAATGTATCTCTTGGTGGTAGCAATACTATTTCAGGTGACGTTACGATTACAGGCGATTTAACTGTACAGGGTGGAGGTAGTCAGGCTTTTGATGAAATAGTACAAGGGACTTTTCAAATTGATGCTTCTGCTAATACTAGTAATTCAGCAGTTTTAAAGCTAGAAGCTGCTAGACCAAGTTCTGGTCAAGACTCTGCTGAAATAAGATTTTATAATCAAGGTGGAAGTGACCATGATTATGCTCGAATTGTAGGTGTAAGAGGTGGGGCTAATGAATCTGGTTCCTTGCAATTTAGAACAAGTGAAGCTAGTACGGAAGTTACTGGAATGACGATTTCTTCAACTGGGAATATTGGTATTGGAACAAATTCTGTTATTAACTCTACCATAGGAAGCACATCTGCAAGATTTTTAGATGTTGATGGTGGTTCATTTATGGCAATTACAACATTGGCAAGGTCAACAACAGGCAATAACAATAATTTAGGAAGTTTACAATTTGTTAATAAAGACAATACTGATTCAGCCAGTAATGATGCTGATGGTGAATTAGTTTCATATATTACATCTACAGTTGCAACTAGCGACTCAAATGATGCCCATGATTCTGGTGCAAATTTATTATTTTACACAAAGCCAGAAACTGGAACAATAGCTGAACGCATGAGAATTAAATCTGGCGGAGATGTAAGTTTTACAGGGTGGGTTGAAGGCAATGACAATAATGCTTTATTTAGTAACTCAAGCACCGGATTATTACTACAAGCACCTACAACTACTGAAAAAATATTTTTTAGAGATTTTAATGGTACTGCTGGAATGACTTATGATGCTTCTAATAAACGATTGGGTATTGGTTGCGATCATCCCAGCGTTCCTTTGGAAGTTGAATTAAGTGGAGATACAGGAACTTATTTTGAAGGTGGTGGAAGTGGAAATGATGCTTCTGATTTAAGGCATCTTACAATGACAGCATCAACGACATCAAGTGCTGGTGACACACATACACTTAATGCAGAAAGTGGTAGTGGAGTATTAAAGTTTGCTACTTCTGGAAGTGATAGAATGATTGTTAATTCTACAGGCGTTGGTATAGGCATATCACCATCAGTGCCTCTCCACATTTCAAAAGCTACAGATGGGGGATTAACTGAAATATTTATTAATAATTCGGCTGGTGGTGGTTCTACAGATGAGACAGTAGGAATTAGATTTACACATAACGGAGCAACTGCTGGTGGAATATTAGCTGGAAGAACAGAGGATTTTAGTAATTCTGCTAATAGGTCTGGTCATTTAATATTTAAAACAAATAATAATGATTCTTATGCTGAACGTATGAGAATTACATCCGCTGGTAATGTGAATATTGGAACTACTGATTCAGCCGCTTCAAGTGGAGCAGAAAACTTAATTGTTGGTTCTGGAAGTGGTAGCGAAGGAATGACTATTTATTCTGGGGCAGATAATTTTGGTGCAATTCATTTTTCAGATGCAACAAGTGGCGATGGTCAGTATAAAGGTATTATCAGATATGGTCATGGTGGAAGTGGTGAGCAAATGGAAGTATTTGCTAATGCAAGTAAAAAAATGGTTATCGATGCCAACTCCAGAATCTCACTAAGTAATAATGATAGTGGTGGTACAGGGGGACAAAACAGTACAAGTTCCAATACTATTTTGGGTTATAAAGCTGGAAATGCCGTGGCAAGTGGGACTATAAACAATACTTTTATAGGACACAATGCTGGTTTATCAGCAAATGATGCGGTAGCTAATGTTGTAGTAGGAACAAACTCAGCAGATGCCCTTACTACAGGCGATCATAATGTAACTTTAGGATACTTCGCTCTTTCTGCTTCTACTGATGTAGATAGTGTTGTTGCCATAGGTAGTGGAGCAATGGAAAGCGGAAATGTAACTTCTGATGCAGATGGTAGCGTAGCTATAGGGAGAAATTCGCTTTTAGCATTGATTTCGGGTAAAAAAAATACAGCAATAGGTTTTGAATCATTAAAAACAAATGTTGATGGAGATGAAAACACAGCAGTTGGGTATCAAGCTTTAGGAACTTTTGAGGCAAGTTCTGATGGACATGGGAAAAATACTGCTGTAGGAAGTTCCGCTGGTGTAAATTTAACTACGGGTCAAAATAATACTTTAATGGGTGCTGGATCTGGAGTACACGAAGTAGCTCTTAACACAGGAAGTGAAAATACTTTAATAGGTTCTTTGACTGATGTTTCTACTGGAGGAGCATCTAATCAAACAGTAATAGGTTATAATGCATCAGGACAAGCAGATAATTCAGTAACACTTGGTAATGCAGATGTAACTGCTGTTTATATGGCACAAGATGCTAACTCAGACAACTCTACAAATGCTGAAGGTGCGACAGTTTACGCTAAAGCCTTACACCTTAAACAGTTATCTGCTCATGATTCTGGGGGGATAGATACTCCATTAATATTACACAGTCATTTTAATACATCTCCGAGTGGTGGTCAAGGAACTGGTTTACTTGTTAGAATGAGTCAAGACGATACTAATGCAAATAAAGATGTTGCAAAAATTGGATATGTTAGTAGAAATGGAACTCTTGCTACAAATTTTGGTGGAGATTTATCATTTAGTGTTGTAGGCGGTGGCACATTAACAGAACTGATGACTTTAAGTGGTGATAGTGAAGTTAATAGGGTTGTTTTACCTCAAGGTAGGTTACAATTCCCAGCAACTCAAAATTCAGATGCAGATGCAAATACTCTGGATGACTACGAAGAAGGCGAATATGCACCTGTATTGACTTGTGCAAGTTCTGGCACTTTTGGATTAGATAGTGGTTCTAATGCTTTTGTATATACTAAAATTGGTAGGCAAGTTCATGTTCAAGGTGAAGTACAAGTAACAAGTGAAGCGAGTTCCCCAAGCGGAGAATTAAGACTAACTTTACCTTTTACAACTGCTGTTACTCAAACAACAGACTCTTCCGATATAGCGATAGGACATTTGCAATTAAATGCTTCAGGAACTTCTCTTGCTGGACAGTTATATTGCCGAACTCAAGGTGGTTTAAATTATATGACTTTTAGAATGAGAAATGACGATTGCACAGAAACAGTTTTAGACCATAGTTCTGTAGATACAAACTTTTACATAACTATTAATTTAACATACAATGCTTAATTGGATAATTAAGTGGAACAAATAAGGAGTTAAGATGGCAATTAGTAAAGTTTTAACAGATGATTATGAAGTAAGAGGCGAACACAAGCATATCAATGTTCGTACTAAAACATCCATTATGGAAGATGGTGTAGAACTTTCTTACAAGTATCATAGAAAAGTATTAACACCAGATATGGATGTATCTGGAGAGTCAGCAGAAGTACAAGCTTTGGCTAATGCTTTGTGGACAGACGATATAAAAAAAGCATGGGCAGATAAACAAGCTGAAGAAGTTTAACAAACAAGGAGTCAAAATGGCTAAAAAACAAAAAGAACAGCCAGTCTTGACCTTAGATGATAAAGAATATATCATTAAGGATATGACTGATGAGCAAAAAGTAATGGTAAATCATCTTAATGATATACAAAACAAGCAAAGAACAAATCAATTCGTAGCTGAACAATTAGCAGTTGGGCACAATGCATTTGTCAATATGCTTAAAGAGTCTTTATCTAAAGAAGAGGAATCAGAGGACAAGTAAATGCTGATAAGGAAAAGTTCTAAGGGTCACGACCTAAAATTGTATAGAAATACAACTCCCGGTGCGACTCGTACAAAGAAATATCCAGACGGTACAACAGAGACCCTTACTTATCCTTCTAGGTATAATTACTTTTTAGTTTACAATGGAGAAGTCATAAAGAGAAGCAATAGTTGGGATACAATAGAAGAAGCTTATGTTGATAAATGCGATGATGAACACGGTGGTGGTAGTGGAAGAATGATAATAGGCAAGCATGAGCTTGTAAATAACGTGATACAGAACAAATGAAAAACCCTTTAGCGACACTGGTATCATGGCAATATAACACTGGACAGTTAGATGGCTGGACAGCATATCATTTAGCGGCTGGTGCTTTTTTATGTAAAATATTCCAATGGTTGAGCTGGTCAGATTTTTGGTGTGTAATGGGTGTGTTTATTATAGGCGTTCTGTGGGAGGTATTTGAATGGGTTATTGAAGGCGATGAGGAAACATACGGAACTAAAAAAGCGTGGGCATATAACACTATGGCTGATATAATTGTAGAAACTGGTATAGCTTGGTGGATGGTGCTATGAACAAAACAATTAAAACATTAAAGAACGGAGATTTTGAAGTTGTACATACGAGTTATAACATTCCTGTTAAGTATGTTTCTAATTCACAGTTGCACAAATCAAGGGTGGGTAGTAGCAAACATACCAATAGGAGAAGAGGAAAGGTTTACAAATACAGTGTTTATAGAGATTGTAGATGCTGACTCTATTACACATTTGTTCTATGGTCGTTTGTCTGATTATACTAATTGGTGCTATCTACATAATGATTGGGAAAAAGTCGAGGTAAAGTGAGTGCGAAGCCAGATACCGCTAGAAGTTATAGGACTACTATTCTTGACGATAACGCCATTGTTAGTATTAACCTTAAATGGTTGGGTCAGATTGCAGTCCTTATCGGAATGTTGGTCTATGGTTACTGGCAGATTGAAAGCCGTATTAGAAAGCTGGAAGATAAAGTTACTTATGCAGACGAACAAATTGGGAGCTTACTTGATAAGCACATCGTGGAAGAACGGGTTAAGAGAGAAGAGCTTGAACAGAAAGTAGCTTTCTACGAAAAAGAGTTTAACATCAACCCATTAAGTTGGGGTAAGAGAAAGAAGAAGTAATGGATTTTTTAGCAATATACGGTGAAGCAGGAATGATAGGAGTGGTTGGTGCTATGTTCGTATATTTGGTTGTGTCCTTATCAAATAAAAGTGCAAGACAGCAGGAGCAGTTGGAAAGTTTAAAAGTAGAGAATAAAGGTCAATCCGAAACATTAGAAAACATGGAAGGAATGATTATAAA